AAAATGAGCTACACAGTTACCTCAGATAGATTTGAGGCGAAGAAAAAAGGCGAAACAATTACAGACAAAGAATTGCTTGAACTAGGACTGAACGCAGATGCCCTAGTTGCAGGTGAACATCTCAAGAAAACAGTAACAACTAAACCAGCAACAGTAGAGGAAACAAAATAAATGGCCCGTATAGTCCTAACAGATGCTTCAGTTGTAATCAACGGCATCAATCTCAGCGAGTTTATTACGAGCGTGGCACTTTCAACCAGCGAAGATGTGGTTGATACAACAGGTATGTCCTCAGCAGGGGCGCGTACCCGTGTTGCTGGTCTTGCTGATAACTCAGTTACATTTGAATTCAATCAAGATTTTGCAACATCTGCACCTGAAGTAACAATCAATGCAGTTGGTTCATCACTTGTTGGAACAAATGTAACTTGTGTAGTAAAGCCAACATCAGCAGCAGTAAGTGCAAGCAATCCTAGTTACACATTTTCTGCGGTTGTTTCAGAATGGCAAGCCCTTTCAGGTGCCGTTGGTGAGTTAGCCACAATTTCTGCAACTTGGCCGATCTCAGGCGTAATTACAAAGGCGGTTTGATAAATGGCACGCTTAGTATTAACAAATGCTTATGTTGTATTTGCAAGCAACGATATTTCTCAATATGTGACATCAGTAAGTCTTGGAACGAGTTATGATGTTATTGACACTACAGGCATTTCAACCACAGGTGCAGCTCGCACTCGTTTGGCTGGGCTTGCCGACAATAGCCTGACAATTGAGTTCAATCAAGATTATGCAGACAATGCACTGGAAGAACTAATCAACGGAACCACCACAACAAATGGAACTGTTGGTTTGGTTGTAGCAATGGAAATTCGCCCAGTTAATACAACAGTTAGTGCAAGCAATCCAAAATACACCTTTAACGCGCTTGTAGCCGAATGGCAGGCAGTTTCAGGTGCCGTGGGAGAATTAGCAACAGTTTCAGTAACTTGGCCAATTTCAGGTCCAATTACAAAAGCAATTTCATAATCTACTAAGGGGGAAAAGATGGATGGATTAGCAATAAAAGTAAAGACAACTGATGGTGTTGAAAAGTCATACAAATTAACGCCACGCATTATTGTTGCCTTTGAACAAAACTTTGGTGCAGGTATGCCTAAGTTGTTGGGAGAGCAACAGAAAATTGAACACATCTATTGGCTTGCGTGGAAATGCCAGCAAGTAGATGCTCAAAATAATGGTGGCACACCAGTTAAATTATTTGGCGATCAATACTTAGATACAATTGTCAGCGCTGAATTGGATGCTGATAGTTCTTTCGAATCCACCGCAACAGCCTGACCTACACGGTTGCTGCGGTGGCCTGCGAAACTTCTATATCTCCAAATGAATTACTTGATGCGCCTGAAGGTGTTTTTGAGGCAATGCTGGTTTACTTAAAGGAACGAGCTAAAGACAATGGCAAATGATGTAATTGTTTTAACTGGAATTAAAGAAACCATTGATGCGCTTAAACAGTTTGATGAAGATGCAGTCAAGCGTTTTAACAAAGTGATTAACGAAGAACTTGCTGGCGCTCAAAGAGATGCCCGTGACATCATTACAGATGAACCACCTATGAGTGGCTGGCGTAAGGCAGATGCTGCCAAAGGCCGTACTCGTGGTGGCAAAGGTTGGCCAGGCTGGAACGCTGGAGAAATCAAATCAAAGATTACTAAGACAAAAGCCCAGGGCAAAGTTCGTGGGGATTACACAACAAGTGCGGGTGCCTTACTTAACAAATCTGCAGCGGGTGCAATCTTTGAAGTTGCTGGAAAGAAAACAACAACAGGAATTGGTGGCGGTTCAAGTCAACAATTCCTACGCACTCTTGGCAACAGATTTGGTAAGGCTTCGCGTGTAGTATGGCGTGTTGTTGATAAAGACAGAGCAAAAATTGAAGATAATGTAGCGCGGGCGCTTGAACAAGCAAAAGCCGATCTACAAAAACATCTAAACAAGGAGCGTGCATAAATGGCAGTTGGCGCAATTGTTGCCCGCATCCTTACCCAGTATTCTGATAAAGGTTCAAAGGCTGCAACAAAAGACATTAACAAACTTGGTAAAAGTTTTGATAATTTTGCAAAGAAATCTGCAAAAGCCTTTGGAGTCGCAGCCTTAGCAGCAGGAGCATTTGCAGTAAAGATTGGCAAGGATGCAGTTGAAGCTGCAATGGCTGATCAAAAATCACAGGCGCTTCTTGCTAACTCTTTACGCAATACTGTTGGGGCAACCGATGGTGCAATTGCCAGCGTTGAAAAGCACATCACCGCGCTTCAAAAGCAATTTTCAGTAGTAGATGATGAACTGCGCCCTGCCTTTGGCCGTTTGACTGCCGCGTTTGGCTCAACTACGGCAGCAAATGAGGCAATGCAACTTGCATTAAATGTGAGCGCATTTGCATCTGTTGATTTAGCCACCGCATCTGATGCAATTATCAAAGCAAGTCAGGGGCAATACAAAGCCATTACAAAACTTGTGCCAGGTATCGGGTCAGCAACATTGGCCACAAAAGATTTTGGTGACATTACAAACAAAGTTTCAAAGATTGTCGGTGGCGCTGCGGCAACTCGCGCAGAAACTCTTGAATACAAAATGATGGGCCTAAAAATTGCATTTGGCGAAGTTCTTGAAACTTTAGGTTACGCTCTTTTGCCAGTGCTTGAAAAGTTTGCAACATTAGTAACAACTCAACTTATTCCTAAGATTGAAGCATTTGTTGCCCTTAACAAAGACAAGTTGGCGGCAGGTTTTGCAACTGCTGCTGAAATGGCATTCAAATTGCTAACTGTCGCAATGGCATTTTCTGACTGGTGCATCAACAACATGGGCATTGTCAAAGGCATGGCTGCAGTTATTGCTGGAATGTTCGTTGTTGGTCGCATTGCCGCTTTCATTACTGCAATTCAAGGAATCATTACTGTAATGAGACTATTGACGGCCACATCAACTGCCGCAGCAATTGCAACCGCACTTGCAACGGGTGGTTCAAATCTTGCTTTAGGAGCTGCAGCAATTGCGGCATCCACATATTTAGTAGTGAAAAACAATTCAGGCGATGGATCTAGTGGAACAAAGCCACGCAGTAAGATTATTCCACGCGGAAATGCAAACAATCGTGATTTTATTGACAATCCAATTGCCCCAAACAAGACTCTTGAGGAATACCTCAAAGGTATCAACAAAAACACAGTCGCAGTTAACAAAAACACAAAATCTGTAATGGACATTGCAACCCAAAACGCAATGAAAGAACTTGCAGCACGCCAAAAGGCGCTTTCAGGTTCAGCTTCAATTGCAATCGGCGGTGGCGGTAAACTTTATGGAACCCGCAACGATGCAGGCAAGATTCAAGTAAATGTAAATGCAGGCAATGTAATTGGCTCAGCCGATGCACTTATTGAGGCAGTTCAAACAGGGTTGCAAACTGCGAACCGCCGTAATGGTCGTGGCGGTGCAGTCGGCCAATTCGGAACCTTTGCGATAGTCTGATGCCAGCATTTGACGGAGTAACCTCACCAAGTATTGCGGTGCAATTCCTTAAAAGCGGAACTTGGACTTCAGTAACTACATCTGATGTTGTTCAAATAGATTTTCGCCGTGGCCGTGAGCGTGCAGATTTACGCGATCAGGCAGGTTTTGCCAGCATTGTTTTTAACAACACCAGCGGTATTTATGACCCTGACAACACAAGCGCCTCAAGCCCGTGGGTTGTTGGCGGTGTCAGCATCCTGCGCGATGGTTTGCAAATGCGCATTGTGGCTACTTGGAACTCAACGGCATATCCATTGTTTTATGGATTCCTTGAAAACAACTTTACCAATCAAGGCTTTTTGCCAAATGTCACAATGACTTTTTATGATGGCATTGGCTACATTGCCGATGGCTTCGCGCCAGCTTTGGCCGTTGCCGCTAACTCAGAAACTGCTGCAGTTCGAGCAGGCAGAATGTTAGACATTGCAGGTTGGACAACTGGCAATGGATTTTCACGCTCATTATCAGGCTCAGTTACGATGCTTGCAACAGTGCAAAATCGCGGATGTATGCAGGCAATTACAGAGTGTGTTGATGCCATTGCTGGCCGTTTCTATATTTCAAAGTCAGGCGTAGCAACATTGGTGCCATTGGCCGATAAGTTCAGCCGCCCAACTCAGTTACTTTTCAGCGATTCCAACGCATCTAACACGGTTACATATTCTGATCTGATTACAAACCCAGGTACAAAGTATGTGGTCAATCAGGCAATCATTATGCGTGGTGACAATAACCAAGTTACATCAACATATAACCCAAGTGTTACCGCTTATGGTGTAGTGAAAAAGGAAATCTTTGCACCTGTCAATACTGATACCAATGCAACAAACTTAGCTTTGTATGAATCTCGCAAGTTGGCAACGCCTGATACTTATGTTGAAAGCATTGAGTTTAACGGCCTTGTTGTGGCTAAAAATGGATTGCTCTACCCTGATTTCTTATCAACAGAGTTGGCAGATCAGGTAAGCGTTCAGCGCACAACCTACGATGGCCGACCTTTGCAATGGAACCTAGTCGTTGAAGGTATGAAACACACCATTACCCAAAGCAATTGGATTGTTACATTTAATACATCCGATATAAACCCTTATAGCATTACCATCTAGGGGGAACAATGCCTTTATGCCCACAAATCACTAATACGCCAATCACGGTTACACAAACTGCAGACTTCACCGTTTCTAGCGTGTTGCCAGTAGTGGCTGCGACTACCACACAGGTTGATGCTGCTGAATCAAGCGCAGCGGCAGCAGCGGCGGCGGCGGCTTCGGCTCAATCTACTGCAACAACCGCCCTTGCCAATGCAGCAACTGCCTACAGTGCGGCAATCGGTTCGCTTCAGCCAAGTGCCAGCACTATTGTTAATGCCAGCAATCAAATGACTGCGATAGCAGCAAATGGCATTACAGTTTATTCAGGTTCATCACCAAGTTCAGGCGCACGCGTTGTTTTGAACTCACTTGGCCTTGCTGGTTTTAACTCAGGTGGCAGTGCAACTTTTTCAATCAGCGCATCAACAGGGGCAGCGGTATTTTCAGGCAGTGTTACAGGTTCAACTATTACTGGTGGAACTCTTAACATAGGCGGTAACGCCATCATTGATGCCAGCGGTTTCTTGACTGCAACAGGTGCCACAATTACAGGAACGATTACTGCCACAAGTGGTTCATTTACAGGTTCGATCTTTTCAACATCGGGAACCATTGGCGGTTTTACGCTTTCAGCAGACACAATTGCATCAGGCACATCATTAATAATTAGTTCAAGTGGAACAATTACAGGTGGCAACTCATCAACATTATTTTATGGTTTTGTTAATATCGGTGGTGGCTTCCCAACTGGTGAGCGTTTAATTGTTGCTGGCACATCTGCTTTAAACGGCAACACAGGCGTTCTTGGAAATCTCAGTGTGACAAATAGCGTGACTTTTGGTGCTATTACTCAACAGTTTGAGTTCTTATCCTCAAGCGGAAATGTGCGCGTAGCTCAAACCTACAATAATGATATGGGTGGAACAACTCGTGCAATGCGAGTAAGCACTACTGGTCTTTATGGTTATGCCTCATCAACGCGCAGGCGAAAAGAGCAAATTGAAAACTATTCAATTGATTCAAATGCTCTCTTAAATTTACCTATCAAAAAGTTCAAATACAAAAACGATGAATCAGGTGTTCAGCAATACGGCTTTATTGCCGAAGATGCACAAGAACTTGGCCTAGATGAGTTAATTCAATACGACTCAACAGGTGTGCCTGACTATTTTGCTTACGAAACTTTGCCAATTTTCTTGCTTCAACTGATTCAAGAACTGAAAGCTGAAATAGATCAACTCAAGGGGGAATAATGGAAGAAACACAGATAGACATTCAGGCAGTGCTAAAGGCGATGCGTGAAACCATCGGAAACCAGGCACAAGAAATTGCAATCCTCAAAGCAACACTTGAGGCATCAACTAACTCATAACGGGAGAACCGCGCAAATGACACCAGCAAACTGGGCAGGCTTAATTGTCTCAATCATCGCAATCGTAAGCGCTTTTGCAGGCTCGGTTCGATGGCTTGTAAAGCATTACCTAGCCGAACTTAAGCCTAATGGTGGCAGTTCAATGCGAGATTCAATAAACCGCCTTGAAGCGCAAATGGAACTTGTTCTTGAATTGGTCAAATCCAAATGAAGTTAGCAAAGAAGGCAACACCAGCGGCAGTGGCAGTGCTACGCCAAGCCACCGCCCTGAAGCCATTGCGCAAGAA